TGATTATGTTGTAGTAGTAGGTATACTGATTCTCCTTGTGCGTGTAGTATGGGAGTCAGAGCTAATATTAGAAGAAAGACGCAAAGCATATCGTGCAGGCACTCACGATTACTATGGAAATCCTATTAAGAAGGAAGAAAAATGAGTTGGAATTATAGAGTTGTATCACATAGTTTTGGACCGAAGCATACGAGCTTTGGCATTCACGAAGTTTATTACAAAGATGGCGAGCCAGAGATGGTCACAGTAAAGCCAATCAAGTTATCTGCGAATACAGTAGAAGAACTACGAGCAGACTTTGATCTTATTCAAGACGCATTTACGCAGCCAGTGCTAGAGTATGAATGGTTCTCTACCAGGTGTGGCCAATAGCAGAGAAAAATAAACCTTGACAAAATTTGTACCTAAATGTTACAATTTTATTAAGATTTGGTAAAGATCTTTAAATTCTCTCGCTGTGAAGCGACATGACTCGTCGTGAGACGACTAGGAGACAAATATGCGTAATATTTTGCTATTCATAGCATTGTTTGCTATGTCTGCGGCCTCCGCCGCAAGCACGAACGTATTAGTAGAGTTCCGAAACAATCAATATGTAATCATACCCAACTGCGAGGTGAGAGGCGCAGATGAAGTAATAGTTTACAGTTTGAAAAAAGGTGGAGCCTTGAAAGTACGCTACGATGACCAGTTCGTGCGTTGCAGAATTCTCGATATAGAGAGGCTGTAAAAAACCAAAGGGCTCAGCGTATGAGCCCTTTTTCTATTCCAAGTACATATTCTAAATCTGGTTCAAAGAAGTCCGGACCTTTCAGTACCTTCCCCATTTCATTCTTTAACGGCTTTCCATCCTCGCCTAGCTTACTCATATTAGACTCGTGCACTTCAGTATAGCAAGCGTCAAGATCGAGACCAAAGGCGTGGCCTGCTCCGTAAATAACATAGAGTAAGTCGGTAAGTGCATCTGCAACGGCGACCATATCTTTAGTTTCAATAGCTTCTTCAAGTTCTTCATACTCTTCTCGAATTAGTTCTAATCTTAACTCTCGTGTAGAGAAGTCAGGCCAGATAGGATCAATGTGAACCTCCTGACCGAAAGCCTCCATGAAATCTCCTGCGAGTTCAAAGTTAGTGGCTCTTGTTTGTGGTATTTGCATTTTGTTTCCTTGCATTCCTTGCGACCGCAGCTTTCTTTGCTTTTCGTCTGCGGTCTGATTTTGGTTCATAAAACTCACGCTGTCGAACTTCCCACACAATCTCAGTACACTTCTTTTTGAATACGCGTAATGCGGCTTCGACATTGTTGTTTCTTACTTTAACTTTCGGCATTTACTTCTTTCTTTCGTAACATGGGAGGTAAACCCCACACTTGCTGTGCTTCAACTTTGTGACCTGCAGCATCTACGACAAGCATGACTCGCTTGCCTTTTAGCCAGGCTTCCTGTTGGTTTAACAGCCTTTGCATTGGAGTAAGCATACGAACACCAATAGAAGAACGACGCTCGCCCTTGCTTACAGTACCCTTATTCTTGCCCGCTCTTTTTCTCTTTGACATTAAATATTCTCCCTGTTAAATGTCCAACCTCGTTGTCTTAAATAATATACTTGTTTCCGTATGGAGTTCTCCGATCTGCCTGGAAGTAGGTCGAGCATATGTTTCATGCTCACTCTTCCATAATGTTCCTTCAGGAGCTTTCTCTCATCGTGACTCCACGGTTTCTTTAAGTAATTTTTCATACTATGTATTATACTGAAAACGCGAGTAAAAGTCAAGGATTAAATTTCTATGGGGAGGTTAAAAAAATACTTCTTGACTTTAGCTTCTATTTCAAGTATAATATACGCATATGGAAAGATACGTCTGGAGAACTTTATGATAGAAATTGTACCTGCTAGTATAGTGTTTGCCATCTGCATGTTCGGATGTGCTATGACTGCGTTCCAACTCGGACGTCGAGAAGGTATCGACAATGCGGTGCAGTATTTTATCGACCAAGGAATCCTTGAAGTAGACGACGAATAAAAGGTTTGAACTCGCCTATAAGTAGTTCACTTTCTATAACTTAGGGCATCGAAAGAGCCCCAGCGTACCGAAAGGACGCAATTCATAAAAGGAGAAACTTTATGACTAGTGCTAAATTAGCAGTGGCAGACCTACATAAGTTTATGTTAGGATTTGACCGATTCATGGACACGAATGTTTTCGCTCCGCCCGCAGACGGCGCGTACCCTCGATATAATGTTCTACGAGTCGGTGACAACGGATTCAGGGTAGAACTGGCAGTTCCAGGATGGGACAAGGATAATATCGAGATCAGCCTACACAAAGGCGTATTGACCGTCGAAGGAAAAGTAAAACAAGAAGTACACCCAGACGAGGCATACATTTACAGAGGCCTCAGCGGTAAATGCTTCAGGCGAACCTTCGGTGTAAGTGATTACATCGTATTGGATAAAGCCTACATGAAGCGTGGCTTGCTATGCATAGATCTGCATGAAGAACTCCCTACTGAGTTGCAACCCGTTAAGGTTACAATTTCATGAGGAGAAGCAGTTGGAAAATCACAAGGACTTGGTTGAGAATCTCGCATCTATGTGCGTATTTGTCTTGGCCTTTGCGCTACCGATGATTCCATTGGTACAGTTGATCTAACAATCAAAATCCGCGGGGTCGCAACGGCCCCGCAATTTTAGAGAGAATTTATGGCATATAGCGACAAAGTACTAGATCATTATGAAAATCCTCGAAACGTCGGACGCATGGAAGAAGGCGATGATGACGTAGGGACTGGTATGGTTGGCGCTCCTGCCTGTGGAGACGTAATGCGTCTTCAGATAAAAGTAACAGATGGCATCATACAAGACGCAAAGTTTAAAACTTATGGTTGTGGCAGTGCTATTGCTTCTTCCTCTTTGCTCACCGAGTGGGTCAAAGGAAAAAGTCTTGAAGATGCCGGGGAAATCCGTAATACAGATTTAGCAGAAGAACTCGCACTACCCCCAGTGAAAATTCACTGTTCAGTGTTAGCAGAAGATGCTATCAAAGCTGCAATCGCAGATTATAGGAATAAACATGAATAAGACCGCAGTATTTGAACAACTCAAAATTGACGAAGGTGTAGTGTACGAAATCTACAAAGATCACCTCGGGTATGATACATTTGGAGTTGGTCACTTAGTTCTCGAGACTGATCCTGAATATGGACAGCCTGTAGGTACTCCAGTAACAGAAGAGCGAGTACGAGAGTGCTTTGAGCACGACTTGGGCGTTTCTGTATCAGAGTGTGTAATTCTTTACAAAGATCAGTGGGAGAACTTTCCTGACGAAGTACAACAGATTCTTGTGAACATGATGTTTAACATGGGTCGTACTCGTCTTTCAAAATTTAAGAAGATGAACTTAGCTTTATCTGTTGGGCACTGGTCGCTAGCTGCTGCAGAAGGACGAGATTCTCTGTGGTATCGCCAAGTAACTAACCGAGCAGAACGATTAATGACTAGATTGGAGAACGTATAAACATGGCAATTTATTGCACGGAAAATGAGCGTAGTATGTACGAAGAGAAAGGTTACTGGAGAAGCCTCCCCGACCTTGTACCTTCAGTAGTATTCCCAGTACGCGCTCAAAATCATAACCTACCTGATAAGCCTTATCAGTGGAAAAACATCACAACATTTGAGCTATTCTCTGGCAAGAAAGTATTAGTATTCTCCTTGCCGGGCGCTTTCACGCCAACCTGTGATACCTACCAACTTCCTCACTTTGAGGAGCTAGCAATGTCCTTTTATGAAAAAGGGTTTGACGAAATCTACTGTGTATCTGTAAACGATACTTTCGTTATGAACAAGTGGGCACAGTCTCAAAACTTAGAGCACGTTGTTGTAATTCCTGACGGCAGTTGTAAATTTACAGAAGGAATGCAGATGCAAGTAGATAAAGATAATCTTGGGTTCGGTCGCCGGTCGTGGCGATACGCCTGTGTAGTCGAGAATGGGGCAATTACAGATTGGTTTATTGAAGAGGGCAAAGAAGATAATCTTGATAGAGATCCCTATCTCTATACTAACCCTCAGTATATTTATGACCAATTGTGCTCATAAGTCTTGACTTTCATACCTAAAACAAGTATAATAACATGATGAAAAAATTAACTCAGCTCGTTGTCACGATGGAAGAGTGCGGCGAGCTAACTCGCGCTTGTTCAAAAGTTTTGCGGCATGGTACAGAAGACCCAAAGTATATCAATAACTTAGTTGAAGAGATGGGTGATGTCATGGCAATGATCCGTATCATTCAGCAAACCTATGATATAGATGGGGGTATTCTGGAGAACAGAGTACAGAAACGACTAACAAAGATGAGGAACCCAGATTATACATGAATCTGTTTTACCTAGAAGAAGATCTTGACAAAAACGCTGAGTCCCATGTG